CCATATGGAGGTACTAGATTACATGGTAAGAGTTTCTTTAGAAATGGTGAGTGGGAGAATAGATCAGTATGGAATATCGTACATTAAACAATTCTAAATTCTTACTAGTGAGTCTGGAATGCATTCATCCGACGCTCCTAAAGAGAGCGCGGTTTTCTGCACTCTAACCTTTAATAAAAGCCAGCCCCAACTGGCTTTTATTTTCTTTATGGTGATTTTGATGTCTACTTTTCTAATAGTAACAGGAATACTCATTTTGGTTATCTCTCAATCGATTAGTCTTAAAACTTTTTGTACTAAAAAATTTTTTAGTACTTACACTGAATTAAAATTCATTCTAGATACTTTAGGCATATTTGGAATATTTCTTTTAGTATTCGGACTTGCTACTAAATACATATAATAACTTCATTTAAGATTATTAACGGGCTTGCTATTTTGCATTGCTATAGTTCTTATAAGCAGTAGCTACTTTTTATTGTATTATAAATTTAACCAAACAAATCATAAAAATAATTGGCTCTATTCCTTATATATTTGGTTATTACAGGTATGTATTGGTTTGGGGCTAATCTTATTCACTGCTTCATTTATTGGTTATTTATTCAATTAGGAATACCACCATGAATTTAACACTTTCTCCAATTTCTGATCCCGAAGCTTTAGCTATGCTTCAGGCTTTTTATTCTCGTTCTCATAAAAGTATTAAAACTCGATTAAAGGAATTAGGAACGGACGATATTATTAAAATCAAACAAGCTCTTAATAAATATTATATTGGTTATAATCACGCATCTATTGGCAAATGTGGCACGATAACAGTATTTATTGAAGGTGTTTCACTGTTAGCAGCCAAAGCCATTCAAAATAATCCTTTATATGCGGGTCAAGAAAGTTCTACCCGTTATATTGATTTTGATAGAGAATTTCCAGTTATTAATCCAGTACCTAATGTAGAAATAGGCCAATACGTTTTGCAAGCTTGGTTCCAGGTATATAATTTTGTAAAAACTGAAGTTTATGATGCACTAGTAAAATTATATCCAAAACCTTCAGATATGACTGATTCTCAGTATACTAATGCAATAACAAGTGCCACACAAGATTTAGCACGAGGGTTTTTACCTACTGGAACCAAAACACAATTGGCCTGGACGACGAATATGCAAGCAATGCGCGAACATTGCATGGTTCTTCGAACCCACCCACTTGAAGAAGTACAACAGCTTGCATTAGAAATTCAAACATTATGTTCTAATAAATATCCATCCGCATTCCCATTAAGTGACCTTTATCCACTTAATGATCAAGATGGATTATCTGGACGAATCGCTCATGAACTAGAGCGGAATGTATTATATAATATCCCACAAGAAACAGTAGTAGATTTAACAGCATTAAAAATTGATTCATTAAAAATACATCTTGGAATTTTAACTCGTACACCATATAAAGCAATGCTTCCAAGGTACTTGAACAAATTTGGAACGATCACTGCAACGGGTTGGTTAGATTTTGGAAGTTTTAGAGACTTGCAACGTCATCAAAACGCTACAATTCCTATTGCTGAACTGCACATAGAAAATGGATTTAATCTTTATTATCAAGATACTATATTAAAAATATTACAAGGTAGTAGTGCTACTCGATTCTCTCATTATATGAACTTAGCAGTGGGTTCACTATATAAACTTAGCAAATTAATTTATCCACACGATTTACAGTATTTCTATCCACTATGTTGGAATGTGCCCGTAAGCTGCACAGCAGGATTTCCACAGTGGTTGTATATGCTAAAGTTAAGAACATCAAAGAGTGTACATAGTACACTTCGTACATTTATGCAAAGTATAGGATTAAAATTAGAGGAAGAATTACAATTACAATTAGATTATGATAAAACACCTAATAGTTGGGTTAATTTTAATCGTGGTTTACAAACCATTACTGCGCCTAAGAGTGAATCACAAACAGGAGAACTTTAATGATTAATCTTCCAAGTGTGTATCAAATAGAAGTATTTAGCCGGTGTAATTTGCAATGTCCATTTTGTTTAACAGGTATTGCGAATGTCCCACCGTACTACCAACAAAGCGCCATAGATTTAAAATTATTTGAAACGATTGTAACTAGAGATTTGGGTAATACTCGATTTGTCGAATTACAAATGAGAGGAGAACCTACACTGCACAAAAATATTTATGCTTTGGTTCGCATAGTAAAAGAGGCGGGAATTTTAGTAGGTTTATCTACTCATGGTGGAACGTTAAAAAGCAACAATAAAGCTATGGCGGCAGCTCTTAACTGTCATTATTTAACCATTTCTATTGATGCGGGAACTAAAAAAAGCTATGAACAAAAAAGAGTTGGAGGTCATTGGGAATCCGTGATTGAAGGTATTTCAAGTTTATTGGAAATGAAAGATGAAGATCGTTATCCCATAATTGATCTTCAATTAATTGAAGAGGACACACCAAATGGTTCTTGGATGGATGAGTTAGTTGCACTACATGAACTTGCCCAACAACTAGATTGGCTGGATAAAGTAACCATTCGCACAATTCCCAACTCCAATATTTTATGGAAAGATCCAAACGCAACCATTACTAAAACTAAAGAATTGTGTTTAAATCCTTGGCTTTCAGTATCCATAAAAGCGAATGGAGATGTAGTACCGTGTTGTATGGCGTTTAAAGATGAACCCGAATTGACGTATGGAAATGTCGCGGTAAATAGTCTTGAAGAAATTTGGAACTCACCAGCAGTTGAAGCTTTTAGATTGAAACATTTGCATCATGCCGGACAATGTAGTCATCTTAAACTACCGGATACATGTGAAAACTGTACAAATCGTAGTCCTGTATTATTTCATGATGCACTTATTATTAATGCGTTAAAAGGTCAACAATGAAAACCAAAAAATTGTTTAGTGTTCAACAAGCCAAACGGGAAGAAGCGGGTATTACGTGTGGCTATGTAGATAGTCCACTCTTATATACACCCATTCCAAAATCTTTTACAATGCCTGGGTTTCAAATATCAACCGATAGTGGTGCTCATACTCTTTATAAAATGTTTTTCGTGCAAGGCTCAGCCACCGAATATGCACGACAAAATGCGGATTATTCATATTTGCAAACTAAAGAGTTTAAGCAATTTTTAGATGCTTACATACAAAATATTTTAATGCATAAAGATGATTACACGTTTTATGTCACTTTAGATATTATTAACAATCCAGAAGCAAGTTGGAAAATCACTAAATATATAGAATCTTATGGACTAAAACCTGTACCCGTTTTTCATAATGGAGAAGATATTTATTGGCTAAAGAAAATGTTGGATGAATATGATTACATTGGAATTTCTGGATTAGGTCAGGATATTACCAAAACTAAATTTAAAGCGTTTGGTGATGCATGTTTCAAAGAAATTTGTGATCGACATGGGGTGCCTCAAGCAAAAATACATGGTTTTGCAATGGGGACTCCAGAAATCTTAGCTCAATATCCATGGTACAGTGCTGATCAAAGCACATGGACATATATGAGTAGGGTTGGGTCTTTGTTAGTGCCTAAACCCATTATTAAAAATAAAGAAATTAAAGGATTTGATTATTTATCTAGGTATTTAGTTTTACCCGTTACCAATCGCCGCCGATTTGAAAACAGACATCTTGAAAATTATCAACATGGTGAACGACTCGACTGGTTAAAATTCTTTATTGAGCAAGAGGGTTTTACACTTGAAGAAGCTCAAGAGTTTTACCATATACGTGATACACTCAATATCCGCTTATTCCATAATATCCAAACGAGTATAAAGAAACTTTACTATAGAAGATATGGATATGAACGGGGTGGAAACATTTTATTTGCGGGTACTCCATCAGGAGCTGGATCAAATATTGGAAGATTTTGTAGATTAATGTATGAAATCCAATTAGCAGGTATGCATTGGTTGGGTACACCCGTATATCAAAAACATTTGTCAAACTGTATCAAGTTCCATAGATCAGCTAAAAAGCAAGAAGATTTTAGAGTTCATTGGAATCCACAAACGGTAGCATTACAAACCAACCCAACAGCTAAAGTCAGAATGAAACGTAAGCCATTATTTACACCGGGTAAAAAGATAGATTATCAAGTCACACTTCAAGTCACAGTGACTCTTAAAGCGGATAATCAACAAGTAGCCAGTGAATTAGCGGTTAATTCACTAAAAGACTCAGGTATTACTGCAACAGTATTAAGTACCATTGCAGTACCTACTTCAGTTCCCGCATTACAAACATCCCAACAATCGTCTTCATTTGAAGATGCTTTATAGGAGTTACAATGAAAGTTTCCAGTTTGAAAACAATGGTCGGTTTGGCTGCACCATTCTTAATTGATCAAGATTTTATTCCGATTCTACAACACTTTTGGTTCCGCCCGAATAGCATTATGGCATATAATGATATTCAGGCTGTGCGCTTGATGTTAGATACAGGGTTGAATTGTGCAGTCCCTGGCAAGTTGCTAGGTAAACTATTAGGCACCATCAGCCATGAAGAAATTGACTTAAAACTTAATCAGTTTGGTACTGAACTCTTGATTGGATATGGAAAAAATCAAGCTAAATTACCAGCATTATCCCCTAATGAATTTGTATTTGAAATGCCAGACCCTACGGGAATCTCAATTACTTTGAATGATGAAGTTAAACTAGGTTTCAGTAAATGTTTATCGACGGTAGGGCATGATCCGACCAAACCCGAACGAAATGGAATTTCTATTTCAGTAGAAACTGATAAAATCAAGCTTTATACGACAGATGGTATCACTATCTCTACGTTTAAACTGGATGGTAGTTTTTTATCGGGTGGTGTTGAAGAATTATGGGCAATTATGCCTACTTTCTTTTGTGAGCAACTCCATAATCTTACTAAGTCACTCAAACTGACACCTACTTTGCATTTCGATCAGAAATGTGTGTTGGGTACGCTTGAACAACATCGCATTTTTTCTCGTTTGATTAATGCGGAACCGCCTAAATTTGAACAAGCTATTAGTCATTTACTCGCTGATCCATTAGATGAGGTTGAGTTACAACCCATTCCAAAAGAATTTGAAGAAGCACTTACTCGTGCAGTTCTTATGTTACAACCGGAAAAAGGTATAAAAACAACTACTGTAACATTATCTCCTACTGGCACGCTTACATTATTTACTCAATCGGAGCGTGGAACCGCACGAGATGAAATTGAAACTGCACTCGATCCGCAAACATCAGAACCATTAGTTTTAATTTCTGATCCTAATTATTTATTACGTGGTACATCTTTGTGTTCAAAGATTGGTATATCGGGTAATGTAGTTGTATTTGGTGAGACTGAACAAAACTTCTACCATTTAGTCTCAACCAGCACCAAATCTTAATCAATTAAATCATCATCCCGTCTTAAATGCCGGGATGATGAACTAGGAGTTTTTATGAGCGTGCAAATCTCAAAAAGCTTAATAACAAGCATGTTAAATTTTAATGGATGATCAACTTATTGATATAACAGGTATATATAGACACACATACTCACCCACTAACTTATTGTGAGGGCAGTCATGAGCTTTTTCTTTGATGATGCAAGCACTACAAATGGCCGTAAAAACTCAAAAGAAATTCCAATTAATACAGCCAAACTATTACAATGCACGGTTTGCCCATTAAAAAAAGCGGGGGCTTATAATCCTGATATGCCCGCATGGGGAAGTCAAAACCCTTTAGTTTATTTTATGGGAGAAGCTCCCGGTGAAATGGAAGATCGTGAAAACAGACCGTTTATTGGACCCAGTGGGGAAGTATTAGCTGCATGTATTCCTGATGCATTTAAAGATAAATATCGGTTGAATAATACAGTACGGAGTCGCCCACCGGCAAATAGAACTCCAACTGCATTAGAACAAGCATGTTGTCGTGCTAGCATTATTAAAGATATTAAACAAACCCAACCTAATATTATTGTTGCTTTGGGCACAACAGCACTTAATTGGTTATTTGAAGATGAAAAACTAGATAGATCAGCAGAAATTGCTAAATGGCGTGGGCGCTTTTTCCCAGTTAATTTAGATGGGTATGTTTGTTGGGGTTATTGCGTTTATCATCCTAGTTATATTCTCCGTAATCGTCGCACTTCCAAACAAGGTGTAGAATATAAATCGGAACATGATCGGTTATTTGAAGCTGATCTGAAACGAGTTTTTGATAACGTATCCCAACCAAAACCCACTTATGTATTTCCAACAACATACATGACTGGTATCATGTATTCCGAAGGTTTAAAATCGAATAGAGAACTCGATAAAGTTTTAAGTTGGATAGATAAAGCAAATAGTCTGCCAATGACTGCATTTGACTATGAAACAAATGATCTTCGACCTTATAAACCAGACTCTCGCATTTTAACACTGGCAATTGGCACAGATCAATGGTGTGTCGCTTTTCCAGTTGCATATAAAAATGCATGGGCACCACAACAAAAAGAAATACTTGATCAAGCAATTTCAGGGTATTTAACTAATGGAAAGCCTAAAATTGCACACTCGACCAAATTTGAATTAGAATGGTCAGCATTTTTTTATGGACAAGATATTTTAAAACAAAAAGATTGGCAAGATACACAAGGGATAGCATATATCTTAGATGAACGGAGAGGTACTCACAATTTAGATATTTTAATACGGACGTATTTTGGATTTTGGTTGAAAAGTATTTCCAATTTAGATCGTACTAGAATGGAAAGCTATTCACTAGAAAAAATACTTCCTTATAATGCACTAGATTCTAAATGGACTTTTGCATTATATAAAGTTTTATTACAAGCTCTCAAGCAAGATAAAAAATTAGTAAAAGTTTATAATGACTTGCTGAATATGATGGTGATGCTTACCCAAATTCAATTGCGAGGTGTAGTGTACAATGATGAAGTCACTACTGAGCTTTTAACCCATCATAGAACTAAACTCACTGAAATTGAAGAACTCATTTGGAGTTTACCAGAAGCTAATCAATACCAACAAGCATTTAATACACCTTTTAATATTGGTTCACCCACTGCTACCATTGCATTGTATAAAGATGTATTAGGTCGGGAAAAGGATTTGGTTACAGAAACAGGGGCTTTAAGTACCGATGAAGGTCAATTAAGTCAACTTACCGATACATTATCTATATCTATTTTAAAATGGCGTCGGCACTCTAAAGTGCTAAGTACATATTTGGAGCCAATGCCTAAGTATGTCATGCCAGATGGTAACATCCATACAATGTATAATCCGTATGAAACAGTAACAGGTAGATTGAGCAGCGATTCTCCTAATTTACAAAACTTCCCATCCAAAACGGGTAAAGAGCCAAGAGGGATGATTAAAGCTCCACCGGGTCATATTTTAGTATGTTGTGACTATGGGCAAATAGAAGCTCGATTAATTGGAGTTGCTAGCCAAGATCCAGTTTTTTGTAAAGCTCTTTGGGAAAATTATGATGTACACATGGAATGGGCTAGAAAGATTGCGGAAGCTTACCCACAAGTTATTCATGGCTCACAAAATCTTGATAATAAAAAAGCAATGAAAACTTTTAGAAGTAAAGTAAAAAATCTTTGGGTATTCCCCGCATTTTATGGTGCGTCATATCGATCCATTGCAGCGGGATTAAAAATACCCGAATCAGTAGCTCAAGAGTTGTTTGAAGAATTTTGGGATCAATTTAGTGGCGTTCGTAAATGGCAACGTTGGTTATCAGATCGATATAATGAATTAGGTTATACTGAATCATTATTTGGGCGTCGCCGTCATGCGCCTTTAACCCATAATGCCATTATTAATGCACCCATTCAATCTTCAGCCAGCGATATTTGTGTGCTATCCATGGTAGAATTAAATAAAAAAGGTCTAACTGTTGTATTGAATGTGCATGATGAAATTGGATTCTATGTACCGGAAGATCAACTTGAGTTTCAAGTTGATCAGATCATTAGGGAAATGACCAGGCCAAAATTATCTTGGCTCAATATCCCCATTTCAGTAGAAGTTAAAATTGGATATGACTGGTTTAACATGGAAGAAAGTTTAACAGTTGATTCTACTGAATACTACAATGTGCCAAAAGCATTGTTTGATTTTCGTGATATTTATCGAAAATAAGATCCGTCTGGAAACGCCCCAAAACTTCGATTTGGGGCGTTTATATTGATACCCGCCACCCAACTACTCAAAACATGTATTACGCGCTAAAATCGCCGATTTGACGGCTTTAATTGCATGTTAGTCCGTCAACTTCAGGTACAATCCAACCGTAACCCCAAACCGAGTAACCATCATGAGTAATTACCATAATCAATACCGTCCAACTGAATTAGATATGGTGTTGGGTCAAGAGCATGTTATATCAGCATTACAAGAATACAAACGGAAAAATAACTGGCCTCACGCTTTTTTATTTACAGGATCGGCTGGGACGGGTAAAACCACACTAAGCCGAATCATTGGAAAAGCGTTAGGTACTGATAAAACAGGGATCATTGAAGTAGATGCTGCGGTATTTAATGGAGTAGATACTATGCGGTCGCTGATTGGTGATCTTCAATACACTAATTTGGGTGAATCCGATATTAAATTCATCATTCTTGATGAATGTTTTGCAAAAGGCACATTAGTCAATACTCCAAACGGGGAAATTCCCATTCAGTTGATAAAACCAGGAGATACGGTTTATAACATGATGGGAAGTGCCAAAGTAAAGCACACATTTGCCAATAAGATCCCTTTGGACAGAGTTGTTAAAGTGCATTTAGATTCTGGTAAAGCAATGATTTGTTCTTGTGATCATTTGTTTTTTACTGATCAAGGTTGGATAAAGGCCAAAAATCTAAACAAACAAATGGTTATGTTTAATTTTGATTTTTGGTTGCCCAACAGCCAAAATTTTAGTAGAAGTGGATGGAATTGGACATCAATTGAAAATGAATATCAACAAAGATATAAAGAAAGAGCAAAAACTGTTGGAATTGGGGTGGACTACGTTGAGGTTTACCAACGAGGAAATAATGACGAATCTTTCAAAAGTGTTATTGGAGATTCAGAACGTAATCAAGGGTTTGTGACATTGTATGATCTTGAAATTGATGGACATCCCTCGTACTACGCAGAATCATGCTTAGTGCATAATTGTCACATGCTATCAAAAGCTTCATGGAACTCTTTATTAAAAGTAGTTGAAGAACCACCCGCTCATGTCTATTTTGCATTTTGTACGACAGAATCAGATAAAGTACCTAACACGATTCAAAGTCGTTGTACCCAGTTTAATCTTAAACCCGTTAATCACAGTGATTTATGCAGTTTGTTAGAAGCCATTGTATCACTGGAAAATTTACCCATACCACCACAAGGTATTGATTTAATTGCACGAAATGCATTTGGTTCACCACGAAATGCATTAACAGCTCTTAATTTATGTGGGCACTGTACCAATTTGGATGAGGTACGAACCGCATTGGAAGAAGCGGAAGGCGATGCTGACAGCATTGAACTATGTCGGCTACTAACGGGTAATGTAGCGCCTACTTGGAAAAAAGCAGTGGCATTACTCAAAAGGATGGACAACAAAGCGCCTGAAAGCATCCGACTGTTAGTAGTGAATTATGTAGCAAAAGCTCTTATAAGCACTACATCAGAAGCAACTGCCATCAAATATTTGGCAATATTGGATGCATTCAGTAAGCCTTGTAACCCATCCGAAAAGATGGCACCAATTTTATTGGCGATTGGAACTTTATTACTGAGTAACCCTGAATGAACAATACGACCTTTTCAGAAATCATTACTGATCTTGTTAATCATTTAAAAATTGATAAGCATGATTTAGATAATGAAGTAACTAGACATTCAGATTTTTTGCATACGACTTCAGAGGCCCATGCCCATGCAGTCAATTTACGAGATGCGGCAAAAAATAAACTGGAGGAGCTTTACGCTGAATTATCTTTAAAGTATCGTCGGGATGCTGATAACTCTGGAACTAAAATGACAGAAGATCGTATCAAACAATCGGTACTGATAGATCAGCAATATAAAAACCTTCAAAATGATTTGCTTCTTTTGAAGCTAGATTGTGACAAACTGGCGGCACTAAAAGATGCATATACATCCCGTGGTTATATGCTTCGAGAACTTGTCGGTTTGTGGATAGGAGGTTATTTTTCCAATCGTTCCATTGAGGGAGCTGAACACTTGGCCGAAACAGCCAGGTATAATCATGCACGACATGCAATAACAGATGCACGAGTGCGTGGTGGTAAGCAGTAAATACTCGTTAGCTTTTGCTCTTGGCTGATATAGTAACTGTTGTGTTAAATCACACAACAGTTGATTTTAAGAGCAATTACTTAGGCGAACAGCACGTAAATCTGGGCAAAAATGCCATCGTAATCATGCTAAATGCCTATAACTTTAAGGTGAAATCATGAGTAAGTTTCAATACAAACCGCGTGAAGGCTCTTCAACACGTAAACGGGCAGAACAATGGGGTAATGATCGTGAATCTATTTTTAAAGATCATGTACCCATTTGGCGCCCCAAAGATGGAGCTAATACTATTCGTATTTTACCGCCCACTTGGGTAGATGCGGAACATTATGGATATGACATTTATGTTCATTATGGTATTGGACCCGATAATTCTCAGTTCCTCGATTTGGTCAAAATGAAGCAAGGTGCTGATCCAATCACGGAAGAAGTGCAACGAGCAAGAGCTGAGGGTGATGAAGAATATGCAAAAAAATTAGACTCCAAAAAACGGGTATTGGTCTACTTGATAGATCGTGATCGTCCCCGTGATGGTGTTATGATGTGGGCAATGCCTTGGACTGTAGATAAGGAAATCGCTAATCAAGCGTATGATACACGGACTAATGAAGCTCTCCCAATCGACTCACCTGACGACGGTTATGATGTTATTATTACTAAATCGGGTGTGAAAGATCGAACTGAATATAGCATTAAACTAGATCGTCGATCTAGTGTGTTGGAAATGACAGATGCTATTCTGGATATTATTCAACAACACCCACTACCAGAATGTTTAACTTTTCACTCGTATGAGCAAAAGCTCAAAGCGTTCCAAGGTGGTGCCAGTCGTGCTCAACCCACAGAGCCAGAAAATAAAGCAGCTAAGTCACCCACTCAGCAGCCTCAAGCCAGTAGTTCTGGTAAAACCAGAACTAACTTTAACTTAAATACTTTGACTTGGGAATCTGTACAAGCATTTAACTCTCGACAATTAGATCAACTTTTTGAACAGTTGATTGGCGAGGGTTATGATGTTAGAGAGCAAAACGAGTCTGATGCTGAACTTTGTGAAGCTATTTGTAATGCATTAGGTCTAAAGCCGCCACGAACAACTACTCAAAGAACTCAGCGCCAAGCGGCTGCTGCCCAACAGCACTTTGAAGAATCCGAAGATGACATCCCTTTTGATGAAGGTGTAGATAATGCGGTAGTTGAGCCATCTGCACCAGCACCAACCACTACATCCAGCAAAGTCAATGAGATGAAAAATCGATTGGCTAATTTGCGTAATCAGAAGTAACATAAATTGAGGGCTAGAAATAGCCCTCATTATTATTAAATAATGGAGATTGTTATGGAACGTCAACCTGTTAAATTGATCCCGCCCGCTAGTCAAACTAAAGCTAATCAAGAAGAAGCACATGGAGCTTATTTTGCTAAAGTTAAAAAAGAAGGATTAGAATATATACCATCCGGCTGCACACTATTGGATTGTGTACTAGGTGGTGGATGGCCTCTAGGAAGAATGAGTAATATTGTTGGAGATAAATCGGCTGGGAAATGTATAGTTAATTCGGCGATGATTCTTACACCAGATGGTTTCGTCGATCTACAAAATTTGGAACCTAAGCACCCAATGGGTGAATCATCTTATAATCAACAAGTGATGGTCAGTCGTGGCAATGTAGACACAACAACTCATTTTTATAAAGAACCAGTATCTCAATATTATCGAGTTGAAACGAATTCTGGATTTATTATTGAAGTAACCGCAGATCACCCAATTGCAATTTGGGCAGATGATTGTGAAACTGTTATGAAACGGGGCCATAGTTTAAAATTAAATGACTATGCCATTATTGCAGCATCAACTCACCAATATGGAAAGAATGAAATACACCCATCATTAGCATATCTAATAGGCATAGTAACTGATTTACCAGTTATGGCAACAGATGATAATCTTATAGTTTATGTTAGCTCTTTAATGGCTAAACAAGTAATTAGTTACCATTTGATTACTCTTGGAGCGGAAATTCAAGTTGATGGTACTTATCTTATTGTTAAAGATAAAACAAATAACACTTCAGTAGTTAATACTCTGATTCAATACTCAGATACTAATTCAATACCACATGCTATTTTAGCAGGAACATTAAGCACACAATTACAATTTCTTCGCGGGCTGATGGATACAACATCATGGCTAAGTTCTAATACTTTTTACTATAAAACTTGTAATGAAAAACTATCTAGACAAATTCAACTCATGTTATTAAATATGGGGATTATTTGTAATCGAAAAAAACTACCACAACAATTAAAAGGCACAAATATGTGTCAGATAGAAATATCAGGGAAAAATCTAAATTGGTACGCTAATTTAATTGGTAGTGATATACACAATTTGCCGATTGAAAATGAACATAGGCATGGTAACATCATTCCAAACTTACTCACTAAAATGACGAGAGATCATAGTAAATTTAAAAATTTAGTAGACTCTCATAACCAAGTAGAAATATCAAGACTATTTGATTTTGAAAAAAGTGTTTACCAACGATATGAGTATGATAGTTGGGAATTGTTAAATAGATTTATTGCTTTACATGAACCGTATGAAAGTGTCGGAGCTGATTTATCTTTTTATAAAGATTTAGCAAATAGTGGATTCTTTATGGATCATATCAAATCCATTACTAAAATAAAAGAAGATACTATTGCGTATGATGTGCATATTCCAAAAGATCATAAGTTTTGGTGTAACGGTTTTATTAGCCACAACACACTTCTTGCTATCGAAGCTTGCTGTAATTTTAATTTGATATATCCAGATGGAAAAATAATTTATTTGGAAGGTGAGGCTGCTTTTGATACCGATTATGCGAGTGCATTAGGAATGCCAATTAATGATATTGAATTTGCTGGAGAAGATTTAGAAGATTATACAATTGAGTCTTGGTTTGATCATTTGACAGAAACTTTGAATAAAATAACCAAAACAGAACAACCATGTCTTTATGTAGTGGACTCACTAGATTCACTTTCAGATAGAGCTGAAAAAGAACGGGATATTACAAAAGGGACTTATGGAGCAGCAAAACCTAAATTAATAGGTGAACTATTTAGACGTTTAGTAAAAGATATGGAACAAACTCGTTTACATTTAATGATTATTTCTCAAGTAAGAGATAAAATTGGTGTAATGTTTGGCGAAAAACACACCAGGACTGGAGGTAGGGCAATGGATTTTTATGCGAGTCAAATCGTTTGGCTCGCACAAATTAAAAAGTTAGAAAAAACAATCCTCAAACAGACTCGCACTTATGGTACAATGGTTAAAGCCAAGTGTAAAAAAAATAAAGTGGGACTCCCTTATCGCGAGTGTGAATTTCCAGTTTTGTTTGGATATGGAATTGATGATATTGCAGCAATGATAACTTGGTTAGAATCCATTAGTGCAAAAGATTCTATTTTGCGAATTATCAACCAAAGTAGTTATAAAAGCAGTGCTGCATTATCAGAAGAATTAAAACAAGTGGATCGCCAATCGCGCATCCAAATTTGTAATGAACTCGCTTCAGAGGTTATAGACCAGTGGGAACTGATAGAGCAAAAATTCCTACCAACAACCAGCAAATATTAACGCCTCAACCGCTATTTCCAGCAACAAATAGGTCAAGAATTAGGATTAATTGGCCTATTTTTGTTGATGAATTAGTTGCAGAACTTATGGGGATGATTATTCACACCGGAAAAGTTAGTAAAAATGAGTCCTTCATAATCATTCGTGGAACGAGCCGATACCCTTTAATGGAAGAACGGTTAAATTTTTTACTTAATCAATTAAATCTTTCATTAAATGTAAACTCACAACATTGGTCTGGAATGTTTACATCCCCATCTCCAGTTATTTATAGCACACAATTTATAGCTACATTATTATCTATGTGGGACACAGATAGAATTACTCAATTAGTAGGTATAGAACACATACCCACTTGTATTACTCAATCACCTTTACCTATTCAACAATCATTTTTTGTAGGGTATGTATCGACGTGTCATACCAAAGTACAAAATAAGCAGTTGCTTATTTTACCTTATCTACACACTTTCGTAAAGGATTTATCTAATATCTTAACACGTCTTAATATTAAACATACAGTAAAATCTGAATATTTAATAACCGATTTGGGCATTGATATACAAACTGAACTTAAAAAAGTCCAAAATAAAGGATTAACATGAAACCAGGCCAAAGTAAACCAAAAGGAAATGCTTTTGAAAATAAGATAGCCAAAGAGCTTAGTTTATGGTTGACTCATGGCAAACGAGCTGACTTATTAGAACGTTCTTCTAATAGCGGTGGTAAAGCAACTGTACATCGAAAAGCTGGCAGAGACTTTACAAATATTGCAGGAGATTTAATGGCTGTTGGTGCTGAAGGCCACCACCTTATCAATCATTTCATTGTAGAAATTAAACATCAAAATGAAATAAATCTTAATGTGAGTAACTTGATTTTTCAAACAGCTACCGATGGTTTAGTTGCTTATTGGAAAAAATTATTAGGTGAATGTCAAGCTCACCATAAAATCCCCATGCTGATTTTTAGACAAAACTCCCGGCCTATTTATATCATACTATGCAATGAAGGTATTAAATTATTTAATTGTGCTGCTACTGTAACCGCTGTTATTCGCCAACCAAAGAAAAGCATGAACATCATCCCATTCCAAACTTTTTTAAATATCGCAAATCCCAGTGCACTTATAGTACAGGTATAATTGATCGTTACACTACTTGGAGTTATATCAATGTTAATTGAAAATGATACTGAATGGCGGCAACCCGTACAAATACTTCCTTTAACTCAAGCATTCCCCGATTTGGGCGCATTATCTAATGAAACCAAATTGTTAATGAGTGAGCAATTCAAAGAGTATAGTGAAAAAAAAGTTGTTTTGACTGAAAATCGTGAGCGTCTTTTTGGTGTATTTTCAGCTAAAGCACCTAT